ACGCAAAGCATCAACATCTCCTGCCATATCAGCAAGATTATCCATCAGTTTCTGAGCGTATTCACCTTGTGTTTGTCTATTAAGACCTGTAGTTAAAGGGTCAACATAGCTTTTACCTGATTGAAAAGCTCTGGAGGTTCCTTTAATAGTAGCAGACACTCCGTTTAGCATAGGAGAAACAAATGTATCGTGCAGGTTAAGAACAGCAGACTTGAGCGACATAAGAGTACCGCCATAAGACAGCGTACTTAATAGTTGCGCCCATGCTGGAGGTATCATCTGAGCGCCTGCAACAACATCATATATGATATTAACACCACGCTCTGCAACTTCGTCAGGAAGATCCTGTGCTAGTCTTTGTGACATACGAGTAAAAGCTTTCTCACCCGCAGGTTGACCAGTACCTAGACTACCTACATCCATTCTTTTAGAAATGTTGTTTAAAAGACTATTTTGATTTAATAACCTAAAGTCAGTAAGAAAAGGATTCTGATACTCTTGAACCATCTCATCTGTAGCTCTTGATCTATTTTTTAAAGCTTTTTTTGATTGATCCTGTTGTACCTTAATAAAGTCTCTACCACTTTTCTTAGCATAAAGATCATCTGCTTGTGTGGATCTAACTTGAACGTGTAAACGATCAGTACTAGGTAGTGCTTCTTTACCTAAATTAAACCGTTGGCTCGCAAACACTTTAGCACGAGCATCTAGATAGTTAACAACAGTACCTAGGTCTTCGTTAACAACGCCTGCTTTGTTTAAGCGACTTAAAAATACTTGACGCTTATCTAAACCTCTAGCGTAGTCAAGCACAGCCTTGGCAGCTTCTTTGTTAGTTCGCCACGCCTGTACTACAGGAGCTAGAGGAACAACAAAGTCATCAAAAAAGTTGTTCATTTCTCGTAATGAATCTTCAGCAGCTATTTTTATATCGCCTGCTAACTGAGGACTAACGTTGTAATACAGAGTATCTTCAGCCGTGTCAAAAAACGTACCAACTTTACCAATAGGTTTAGTAGCGTTACGCCCAACTTCATACACCTTAAAGTCTTTTGCTTTATCAAGAGCCTTTAATTCTGGAAACTCTATCTCGTTGGCTAGTTGTTTTCTAGTTACAAACTCAACTTGAAGCTCTTCTATTTCTTTTGTAAACCTTTCAAACTGCTCGTCAACAGCAGTCTTAACCTCATCAAGACTTCCTACTTTTCCTACACCGGGAACATCGTAACCTGCTTGTCTACTGCCAGAAACAAATACACCACCGTATTCGTAACCGTCTGCTACCCTTTTAGGCTTAGGTAAAGTTTTTGATTGATTGCGAGCTTCTAACTGTGGACGATAAGCATCGTAAAGATCTCTGGCTTTTTCTGTTATTTCTTCTGGCGCGTTAACTATAACAGGAGGATCCTCTACCGACACTGTCTCTTTACTCTTGTTTTTAACAACAGTAGACTTAGCAACTATGTCAGAAGAAGAAGGCATAACTACATCTAAAGCTTTTCCGAAAATACCACCAGTAGCTGCAAACAGCATTGCTTGCTCTAGTCGTTCTTCAGCAGTTTCACCTGTACCTACACCATAAGTTCCTAATTCAATAGCCCCTTGTGCAGACAAAGACTTAACGCCAGCTTTTGTTAACCCTCTAGATAAACCTACACCAGTACCTACAGCTGGTAAAAGCTCTCCATAAAAAGCTGTCTTAGGGAAACGTCTTGCAAACTCAGACATTTCGCCACGTATATCTGCAAGAGCTTCTTCGTAAGGCTTATCAGAAAACATAGCTTCAAGCTCTTCACCAAATCCTAACGTGAAAGCTTGTGCGGTAACTCTTTTAAAACCAGTAGCTAGTTGTTCTTGCTCTTCTCTAAGAAAAGAAAGATAATCATCCCGCGCACTTTGCGTAACAGGCTCGGAAGATTTAGTTTCTTCTACTAAAGATTCATCTTCTAACAGTTTAAGATATTCAGATCGGGCGCTCATTTACATACCTTGAGTTGTTCTAGCACGATACTTACGCGCTTCGGCTTCTTCTTTCTTTATTTGAGCTTCAGCTTCAGCTTCAGACATACCTTCATCAATTAACTCTTGTTTATATATATTTCTCTTCTCTGCCTTTACAGCAATTGCTTCCTTTCTTCCTGTTTCTAGCTCAGGATCGAATCCGGGCCTGCCAGCTGTTATAAGATTAAGACCTTCAACTACAGCTTGCTCTGGGTTATTACGTAGCTCAGGCTTTTCAAGCATTAAGCTAGTTATAAAGTTAACAAGTTCTTTTCTGCTATCACTACCTTCTGAATATTCATCTTTGATTAGCTCAGGTAAATCTTGACCATACACACCTTCGCTTGGACTTTCTAAACCACTTACATGAGATATAGCAAGTTCAGCCTCTAGCTCAACACGATCTTTACTGTTTCGTTGTGATTCTTTGTTTTTAAAGTCAGATTCAATAAGAGCAATAATGTCTTTGACTGCTTGTCTTCTTGCACCCGGAGTAGTAGTGTCTGATTTGATAGTTGTTAAAGCTTCTAAAACTGAGGGATTATTAGCTAAATTAAGATTATCTTTAAGGTACTTTGTATGAAACGGACCTAACTTTTGCGAGTCTAACGCTTCTGTATTAGCGTCTCGTAATGTTCTTATAGCTGTTGCTTTTTTAAGAATTTCTGCTTTGTCTTCTTCTGGTACATCTAGAGCATCGACAGACTCATTAAGCGGAGCATTACTGTTACCAAGAACAGCAGCTCTGTTTTCAATCATTGCTTCTCTTTGTGTAGCCGCCTCAGTAGCTGTTCTTACTTTAAGCTGGTATGCTGCGTCATTTCGGGCTTTAATTTCTTGATTAGTTCTACCAGAAATATTAGAAAGAGCCGCACTGCCTAAATTACCTTCAACAGCAACACGTTTCATAATATTTTCAATACGTAAAGCTTCTTCATCGTTACCAGCAGCTAATGCTTGTTGACGAGCAAGTTCAAGATTTGCAACACTAGTCTGGCTCCCAGCTTTTACAGCAGTACTTTTCAAAGCCTGTGCAGAAGCAATTTGCTGTGGAGTTTTAGCACGAGAAAGCATATAGTCAGCTTGATCCACTGGACCCATAGCCTTTAACTTTTCTGCTTCTTCTCTTTCTCGACGCCTAGTCAACATACCGCCTACACCAGCACCAATACCAGTACCTAGATTAGCAAGACCGCCGCCTATAGCCGCACCAGTAGCTGCTCCTGATCTAGCCAGCATTCCACCTATATCAATAGCCATCTTATTTATCCTATACTTAATTAAACGGGTTTAGCTGACTAAGGTCAAAACCACTACCAAACAAACCGCCTATGCCAGAGCCAAGACCACCATAGATACCGCCATACAAATTAGCAAGTGCGGCTCTTTGACCAACAGCGCCAGAAATGTTAGCCATCTGCGATTCCAGATCAAGTTCGCCTTGTTGTCTACGTGACACATCTGCCAGAGACGCAACGTTGAGTGCAGGCGAGAACGCTGACAACATAGCCGCTTGTGGTATATAAGCACCCTGAAGAGCAGCCAAGCCCATCTGTTGCTGTCCAGCGTCAAGTGCTTGCTGTTGTGACAGAAGACCAGCACCTAACCCTGTAAACTGAGAACCAATCGCAGCCTGTTGCTGTTGCTCTGCTTGTGCCTGCTGTATAGCCGCTAGAGATGCTCTGTTCTGAGCTTCTTCTTGTGCTTGTGCCAGAGCCAACTGTTCTGGTGTACCGCCAAACATTGCTGTACGCACACCACCACGACCCTGAGAAAACAAACGCTCTTCTAATGCAAGCCTCTGTCTTTCTTCTTCACCAAGCTGTGTAGCCCTGATACGGTCATACACTTCTTGTTCTCTAGCACCCATAGGCATACCAAGCTGACCCATGAACTGCCCACCAACGCCCATTGCTTGTTCAGCAGCGCCTCCTATCTGACCAAGACTCATAGGTGTAGAACCAAACCTAGCTAACGCCTCAGATTCCAAAGCACTCTGAAGTCGTTGTCCAGTGCCGCTTAGAGCATAAGATGTTCCAGCTGGTCCTGCTGTAATTGTTCCTCCACCGCCTGTAACAGTAAACGGCTGAAACGAAACATCAGGGGCCGTAGCTTGTGGCAGGTCTTCAGTGTAGAGATTCTCAATAGTAGAGGGAACAAAGGCTTCTACAATATCACTTAAAAAACCCATTAGTAAGTACCCCTGTTTTTATCGTAATTTATCATATCGTTTTACCTACAAGTGCTAATACATTCATTTCCTGTATGGACAGTGAATAGCCGTTAATGTCTGTTTCTAGTCCTACGCTAACTACGGAGCCGTAGCCTGTGGTGTTCAGTGAGTTTCTACTCAGGGTAATACCTTCTTCAGAGTACTGAGCAACGTTGTACTCAGACTGACCAAAGAAACCCGGAACATCAGAACTAGTTCTAAACGTGCTACTGCTGGCTGATGTTGAAAAGTCGTAAGCCCACTTGAGGAATATGTCTGAGTTGTTTCCTCCAATCAAAGTGGGTCTAATCTTCTTCAGCATTTTGATTCGTGCTGGATCACCAAAGGTAAGGCCGGGACTAAAGTACCTAAAACGATAAGAGCTGCCGTTGTCTAAGTAATTGTTGTACTTACCTAGTCCAGCTGTTGTACCTATGTATATGTCACCGTTTCTGTCCCTATGGAAACTCTTGAAGTCCACACTAGGCCAGCGTGTTACTCTGTACGACCCGTTGTCTAACAAACCCCTAACGTCAAAACAATAGACAAGGTTAAGGTCTGGAAAACACAACAGGTAAAAGTAGTTCTCAGGGCTGTACACAGAACTTACAGGAACTGCGGTAGCCAATGTGTTAGCAATAATTTCCTGCTTGATGTTTCTACTCAAGTCTGTAATAGGCAGAGACTTTTCTTGTATAGTTCTGCCAAGGCTACGCAAGCCTGTCTGAGTCAGGAAGATCAAGTCAGTACCAATGTTCTGTACGCTCTTACGATCTACACAGCCAACACCCGGAATAGCATCTCGTATCTCCATAGATGCAGGGCTTTCTGCGTTAGCGTACACAAGAGTGTTGTTTTCACCAAAGATAATCAACAGCCCGTTGTGTGCTGCAAGAGCTACAACCTTGTCAAACCCGTTAGGCCATGCTTTAGATACATCAATAGAACCACTAGATCCACCAGCAAAGTCGTGTCCCTTGAGCAAATCAGACCAGTAAACAACGTTGTCATCACTGGCGTTACCTACGCACCACACACGACCATAAGCTGCAATAGCTTCGTTACAGTACTGTGTAGACGCTACAGACGCTCCGCTAACAGCAGACATCTTAGTAACTGCACCTAGTGCATTGCTGTACACCAAAGGCTCGTAGCCACGTTGGAAAAAGTAAGCGTGATCGTTAAAGTTAAATATCTTCCAATCGTTAGCACTAATCGTGTACGACCCCGGAGACGCATCTACCAAAGTAGTTGTGCCTGTCATAATCTTGTTGTTACCAGTACTAAAGATTACCTCGTTACCCGCACTATCGTAAAACTCGTGTATGTTG